CAGTTTCTGGGTGTCGTCGGTGCCCACGCGGATGAACCGCTCCTGGTTCCAGGTGCGTTTGACGATATTCCACACGGTACGATAAACACGCAGTTTCCACGCGCGATACGCCAATATAAACGAACCGAGTTCAGCGATGCCGGCCTTCTGAAGGTAATTAATCGCCACCCCTGAATGAAACGTAGAGTCATCTGCTCCGATGGCGTCGGGTCGTATGTTGGCGAATCCATCGATTTCGCTCGTCGCTGTCTGCATGAGTTGCAGTTGCGCCGCCAGATCGGCCTGCCGGTCGTCCGGCATCGGCTTCTCGAAGCCCTTGTTGTATTCTACCCATCCGTCGGGGCGCGAGCTTTCTCGGCGAGCTGTTTCCACATCGTCAACCGAGCCTTTCTGCGCGAAAGTGCGCGTAACATTCGAGATAAAGAGCGCTTTGGAGCGTCGTTGGTTGACTTCGTCTTGCGGGCCTTTGAGGTTGCGAACAAAACCATAGCGATCTCCATCGTGGTCGACCGCGGCCGAGAACATCACGTAGCGGTTCATCGGCCTGTTGCGCTCATCGAGGAACGGCGACACGCCCTGATCCAGCAAAATGAAGCTGCAATAGAACGCCCAGTACCATTTACCTTTGTGCTTGTACCAGTGCTCGATCAGTCGAAGTCTCTGCTCGTTGACATAGACCCATTTGAACTCACGATCGGAATGCGTCGTGAGATCGAAGCCGGTATCCACCATAAGGGTCCGCAGCTCATCCTCTTTATCAGGGAAAAGCTCAATCGCAGCTTCCACATCAAGCCATTTCGCGATGCCCATATAGCGCGCATCGCTGAAATCCGGCTTATACGAACGCGGGTCGTAGAAGAAGTCATCTCCGAAGATGAAATCACCACCAATATCTGGATCGCCATGGTCGCCTTCGATCAGCTTGAGCTCGATCCCGCCGATGCCGTCGATGGCGGCCTGCTTGGTGCATTCGAAGTCGAGGTATTTGAAGTCCATCCCGTCGAGCGCGGCGCGGATGCATTGCGTTGCGAGCTCGGCGCCGCCGGCATTCTTAGGCGATCGGGGAAAAGCCTTCGGGTCTTGGCGAAGTCGCTGCACAAGCGCTGTGATGCCGTCAACCTTTCGGTTGATCCGGTTGAATGTGATGATCGGCTGCTTGCGCTGCCGTAGGATGCGGATTTCCTCGGCCGTCCAGTGCGCGCCGTGGTAATAGTGGCGCGAGACTTTCTGCTCCTCATATTCCAGCACCTTCGTTGCCAGATAGTCGGTGTATTGTTGCCGCAGTCGCGTGACCGGAAAATAGCCGTCCTCGTCGCCCGAGAAGTCGTATTCGTCGGGCGCCTCGGTGCCCCAGTTGCCCACCGTCCCGGTCTGCGACTTGAAGCCGGGATTATTCTGCGCCGCCCGGCGCCCCATGGTATCGCCGCCGAATTGCCGCCCGCCGAGCACGCCGACGCCCGAGAGAATGTTGCGCCTCGGGAGCTGATCGCCCGGATTGCTCTGCGATCGCGCCGGAAGGCCGCCGAATGCCATTATGTGCCTCTACATTGCCAGGAAGCTATCGTTGACGGGCTCGTGCTCGAACGGCTTGTAGCCGGTCTCTTCCTCGGCGACCGGCACCTTGGGCTTGCGCCCGCTCGACACCTGATCGAGGAGCTGTCCCAGCAGCCCCAGCGCGTCCACCTGGTCGTCGTGCTTGCCGGCCGGGAAACTCAACAGCTCGGAACGGAATGCCGCGTACCACGGCGCCGCGGTCGGGACGTGCAGCCCCTGCAGCGCCATGCGGCCGCGGATGGACTGCGCCCGCACCGCCTTGTCGCCGCGGGTCGGAAACTGCTCGCGACCGATCCAGGCCTTGCGCTCGATCAGCCTTTGATCGAGGAACGGCCCGATGCCGGACTTGATCTGGCCCTGCTCCTCGGCCCACAGCCACGGCTTCCATTCCAGCACGAGGTCACAGACGCCCTCGACCCAGACATCGGACGAAGCCTGCTTGCGCCACAGGTCCAGCAGCCACATCTTGCCTTCCGGATCGACGCCCACGATCACATGCACCGTGTAGTCGCCGCCGTCGCTCGTGACCGCGTAGTCGCTCGCCCCGTAGACGTTGAGCGTGGCGCGCGCCGGCGCCTTCGTATACGGCCGCAGCCACTCCTCCTTGAAGTAGTCTCCGGTCTCGGGCGTCGGGCGCTGCTGGTAGAGTGCGCTCCAGTTGCGCGGGATCTGGGTGGCCTTTTCCCGCGCCAGGAACTTGGCGTAGCCGTAGGCGTCATCCCACAGCCATTCGCCGGGCGCGCGGCCCAGCGGATCGTTCTCCTCGGCCTCGGCCGGCAGCGACAGCACGCTCCAGCGGTCGCCGCTGCCCTTGGCCATCTCCTCAAGTACCCGGCCGGCAAGGTCGTCCTCGTGCCATCTGGTCTGAATCAGCACAACGAAGCCGCCAGGGCGCAGCCGCGTCAGCAGGTCCGATTTGTACCACTCCCAGGTCCGCTCCCTCACCGTCTCGGAGTCCGCGTCCTCGCGCGACCGGATCGGGTCGTCGATGATGGCACCATCGGCGCGGAAGCCGGTGATGCCCGTTCCAACGCCTGCCGCATAGTATTCGCCACCCGACGCAAGCGCCCAGCGTCCCGCTGCTTGGCTGTCTTGCGAAAGAACCGCCGCCAGCGTCGGGCCATGCTCGGCGATCAGATTGCGGACCTTGCGGCCCCACTTCTGCGCCAGCTCGGTGGTGTGCGAGGCCGCAATGATCGAGCGGCCAGGCGCACGAGCCATGAACCATGGCGGAAACAGTATCGAGCCGTAAGTCGACTTGGCCGAGCCGGGCGGCATAAAGACAGCCAGACGATCGATTTCGCCATTGGCAACCTGCGTCAGCTTCTCGATCAGCAGCCGGTGGTGGCGCGCCGGCTCGTAACCGCAGTGGCGCGCCCAGGCGACCAGCGAAGCCCTAATGCGTCGTCGTTTCAGGATCTGGCGCGCCGCCGTCTGTGGTGAGATATGCGGCGAGCTCGTCGTCGGTGAGCTGTTCAACATTGCGGTTCAGATGCTCGCTCTTCTCGATCCGCATGCCCGAGAGAATGCCCTTCTCCTTGATGGCGGCGACGGCAGCGGCGGGATTCTTGATCTTCATAGCCAGGACACGGGCCTCTTCGGCCTCGGCGATCAGCGAGGCCACGGTGGTCGCGGAGCGCACCGCGGCGATGGCCTGGAGCTTCAGCGTGCGGGCCATGGCGGTGGCCTGGATTTCGTTGATGCGCGCCCTCACCGCGGGATGGTGCGCGAGGCGATGGCCGTTCGTGCCGGTGCAGGGCTTACCTTTCGCATAACCGGCGAGTTCATTGGCCTCCACCATGCTCTTGCCGGATGCCAGCGCCTGGGCAAGCAACTCACGTCGGGTGTCTTTCAGTGGTCCGCTCATTGATGATTCCATCGACCGCCCAGTGGACGGCCTCCTCTATCCGCTGCCGGGAGATCGAGAACGCCCGATTGGAGCCGAGCTCTCGCAGCAATGCCTTGAACGCCTGCGCCTGCGCTCTGACGGCCTTGACCTTGGCGAGCTTATCGGCCTGCGGGTCGAAGCTGTGCGTGGTCGGCACGTCCTCCACGACCGCGGCGGCATCCGTGAACTGCTCGCCGCCGATCGTCTCGACCTTCATCCGATCGGCTCGTCGCAGCGCGTTGGCCATGGTTTACCCGCCTTCGGGTGGGTTGCGGTTGCTGCCGCCGTAGTAGTTCCGCCCGCTGCCACCCGGGCCGCCGGTGCGCTTGGCCGGGGGGCCCTTGACGCCGACGCTCTTCTTGCCCTTGGCGCTCACCTTCCCGCCGGCCGGAAACGTCTTGCCCTGGCCGCGCGGGAACTTGTCGATCTGGTAGCGCGTCGGCGTCTGGCTCGCACCCACATGGCCGCCCTGCGGTGCGCTGGCGCGGCCCTTGGTGCTCGGCGCCGACCTGGCACGATCGGCCTGCGTGGCCTTGGCATTGATCTCATCGACCCTGGCAATGGCGTGGCCGAGGCCGTGCGCCTCGCCCTCGTCCTTCTGGCGGCCATGAAACGGCGCCATCTTGGACTTCTGCACCTTGGTGGAGTTGTTGATGGCGTTCTGCACGCCCTTGGACGACACCAAGCCGCGCCGCGCCAGTGCTCGCATCGATTCAGCCATGATCGCCTCCTATGCGACTATGTCGCTATGCCGTGGGTGCCGGCTCGGGCTCGGTGGCCGCATTCGGGTCCATCTCGGCGTAGAGCGCCCGCAGCTCGGCCACCACGGCCGGCGACGGCGCCGTGCCCTGTGCGTGACGAGCGGCTACATCGTCCACCGCGGCCTTGAACCGCTCCAGCCACGGCTTGGCCTGCTCGCCGAGCTCGGCTTGCTGCGCCGGCGTGAGGTCGCCCTCGGCCAACGGCGCGTCCTCGTGCTCGGCGTACTTGTCCTCGTACTTGTCCTGCTTCTTGCTCATGTCCGGCTCCTTGCCTTGTCCAGCGCCCGATCCGAGATCAGGCCGCGCTTCTTGAGCTTCTTGACGCGCACCGGCAGCGCCGAGCGCTTCTTGCCGGTGTCCGCCTCGTTGAACTCACGGCCGACCGACTGCGGCACGCCGCCATAGCCGCCCGGCGAATGAGCGGCTGCCGCCATTAAACGGCTCTGAGCTTGGCTTACGCTCGGCATCAGCGCCTGCCTTTTGTTTCACGGGAAACGTATCGCTCACACTGGCGGTTGTTCCGCACCAGCCCGCACACCAGCTCGCACGTCGACAAGTCCTTGCCCGGATGCTCGTACATGGCGCAGTCCTCGCATTTGCGCCCCGCCATGCGGTACATCACGGTCGGATCGGACTTCGCCAGCTTGAATGCGTCGGTGACGCCCTTGGCCTTGAATATGCGCAACAATTCCTTGTCGCGCGCGGTCGGCTCATCGAGGTACGGGCCGCACCACAGATCCTTCGGCGGATTGGCCGGATCGCGCTTCTCGCACGCGGCCAGCGCGCCCTCTAGCGCATCCTCGTAGCGATCGGCTTTGCCCTTGCCCAGGATCGCCTCGGCCGCCTCGTACTCCTTGGCGGTCGCCATGCCGTGCGCCGCCTGGTA